AGCTGTCGAGAAGATTCATCCTTGGACAGCACGTACACAGGGTGGAGAGTTAGCAATGAACCTAGCCGAACAGCTAGAGGATATGGGGCAAGAGGTGTCGCCTGAGACTTTGCTGTACTTGTACCAGAACTATACTGGCGGTCCGGGTACAACGGTAAAGAGAATATTTAACGTCACCTCGAAGTTATGGAACGGGGAAAAGGTCAATCGGTCAGATGTTCCAATTCTTCGCCGATTCTATGGAGAGACATACGCCAAGGCATTCGAGATGCGTACAGGCGATCAGCAGCTACTTGACAATATCCAGAAGCAGGACAAGACAACGGCAGCTAAAGCTAGTCGGATTGCTAATGTGTATAAACACAAAATTAAGGAGGCAGATAGCCGACCAGAGATTGCTAGAATCCTTCAGGATATGTCAGTTGATCAGGACGTAAATGAGTCCGTGATACGTCGAGTTGAAAGATTCATAAAGGATGATGCTGCTGGTATTACGTCAGCTGATCGTCGGGTTAAAGGATTATCCAAGGCTGCGCGTGCTGAATATTTCGTCAAGCGTATCGAGGGTATGGAGCGGGAACAAGCCGCAAGATACATTCAAGAACAGATTGACCGCAAGGTTCTGACTAGTGGCGTACAGAAGTTAATGCTTGATATGCAATCCTTCAGGGACGCGTTCAGCAGGTAACAAAAAGCCCCGCCCTCAACACACAGAGGACGGGGCTACCGTAACGAAACGAGGGATCAAAAAGGACGAACATAAAAGCCCCGCTGCGGATTACTCCTACAGCTTACCTCGTACTGCATTATACACTATGGCTTTCTAGCCACCAAAAGTAAATGTTTAAGTTTACGCTTCTCTTCCTGAAGACTCTTTCGCTGTTCAGTCATACGATCAATACGGTATGACAGAAGTCTGGACTCCTGCCGAATCATATCAATCTGGGTCTGAACTCGCTCGATGTTTTCTTCAGTGTTTTGCATACTGGAAATCTGTACGGAATCCTCCTGCTTGTCAACAAATAACTCAGGAAAATTTAACCCTTCTAGTGGAAAACCTAGTTCCTCAAAACAGAAGGTATCACGAGCAATAGCTGCCTCCTTCTCGTCACTAAATGAACCCAAGTATTTGAGCTTGTGTTGATGCTCTTTACCTAGACCTACGTTCACAATGAACTTAGGATTATTATTTGGGGCTGTTACACCTCTGTACTTGGACTTACCTCGAACCTTCTGGTATCCTCTTAGGTTTTCGGATCGTGTCACGTACCGCAGGTTAGATGGTCTATTGTCAAACCTGACTCCGTTGATGTGATCAACGTCATAGCCCTTTGGCTTATTCCCCAGGAAGGCTCTTGCGATCAGATCGTGAACTTTGTACTGGCGGTTATTTATATTCTTTTTATTATACTGACCCGGATCAGCCGAGCCAAATGACCGAGGCTTGCGGTACTTGCCGTGACTCTCTACACTACCATCTGAGTAGCAGGTTACTCTTACTCCGTTTACTGTTATGTCCTTTGATGTTTCTTTAGTTATCATAGTTCCTCCGTGTTGATGATTAGTGCGCTGCTGTTGTACAAGTACCCAGTGCGCTTAGTTATTATTTGTACTGCATCGAAGTCCGTAGTCCAAGGCATCTCACGATCCTCGAACCCGAAGTCATAGTCATTCCGAATTAGCTTAGATATATTCCAAGCGTACAGTAGGTGCTGGAATCCATTTACATAAACGAAGTCCTTCTTTACTGATTCAGCGATACCGATATTGGTATCAACCTTTAACTGCTCGATGATCCAGGGGTCATATGCCTTCCGGCGTACCTTGATCTCAACCAGATAATCAATGCTCTCGTAATCAAAAGGACTGTACTCGTCCTCGGCTTTGGTCAGCTTGTGCATCCGTGGATATGCTGCCATTATGTACTGTGCTACCTCTTCCTCCGTCATTGTCCGAACCTCCCTGTGCAGTGATAGAATTTAAATAACCCACCAATATCACGTTCACCTTCACGGTTCTTAGCGATCTCATAGGTTAAGCGAGTGAACGCCCCTCGGCTGTCTACGTCCTTTGAGGACTCAACATCACCGCTTGACGGATACATAAGCAGAACGATGTCAGCATCATTCTCAATGTCCCCGGAATCCTTTAGGTCATACAACTTAAGTCGGCCAGCCTTGGCTCCCTCTCGGTTGACTTGTGCTAGTAGGATCACGGCTATATTGAGATCAATAGCCATCTGCTTAATCTTGTGAGAGATACTAGCGATGCCCTCAGCCTTGCCCATCCTGGATGAGAATGGTATTAGCTGGAGGTAATCAATCACCAGTAGCTTTACTCCGTGCTTCTGTACGAACTGACGTGTCTGACTGTACAGATCATCAGCATTCTTAACAGCGTGCGAAGTATAGATAGGTAAGGACTTCAGTTGGTTGATGGTATCGTAGACTCGCTTCTCCTGCTGTGGGTTAGCTGTCTGATCCTCAACGCTACGTAGGTTAACACCTGAGATAACCTGCGTCAGTCGCTTTGTGAGTTGCTTCTGTGGCATCTCCAAGGAGAACACCCCACAGGCGTGACCATCCTTTACAACGGACTGAGAGACGATGTACATAGCAAGTGCTGACTTACCACAGGAGGTAGGTGCAGCCACTGTCAGTACCTCACCAGCAGCGATGCCCCGGTTGCCGAACTCACGGTCCAGATTATTGGTATGAGTCTTAACAACGTCAGCCTCGTACTCACCAGCCTGCATCTTAGCGATGTCAGCCAGTAGCTCGTCAGCGGAGAAACCTATGTCAGCCTTGCCTTGGGTAAGGAGCGGACGCTCGGTTATCTGAGCCTCAAGGGTGCTGCGAATCTCGTCGTAGGACTTGGATTCATTCTCAACCTCCTCAACAGCGAGTCGGCAGGACTTCATAATCTCACGAAGCCTTGCCTTCTCTGCTACTGTCTTGGCGTAGAACTTAGCTGAGGTGGTGCTGGAGACGCTGTCAGTGACTGACAGTATACCTGCTATGCCTCCGACCTCATCAAGCCCCTGTAGGGTCTTCAGGTGCTCTGAGATTGATACCTCATCAATTGGCTGACTTAGCTGTGCAAGGTCACCAATGGTTTGGTAAAGTAATCTAAAGCGTAATAAGTAAAAATCCTCTGGCTCAAGCAGGGGACGAACCATATCGTATATGGATGTGTCACCTGGCAGTAAGCAGGATGCGATTAGTTTTTCCTCGGCTTCAGCACTATGTGGCTGATTGTGTATTTGTAGATCCAGATCGTTCATTTTCAAGTAATTCTACCAGAGAACGAAGGACTTGTCCAAGGGACTTATGGGCTACACGGTTTCCTTCCGGGATTCTATAACCATCAATTGAGTTATAGATTGAGAGGGATACTTCGGCTGCTTCTTTTATTTTAGTCATTTCGTTACGGTGTGTTTCGGTTATATTATCAGTCATAAGAGTTACTTGCCCCCTACGGAATTGTAAGGGGCAAGCATCTTAGCACAAGGACTTACTCGGTCTCTGCTCTTTCGAGCATCCCTATGGCTATCAAGGAGTAGCCAATTAGGTCACGGAATATGTCTTTGGATTGGTCGCCATTGGTAACTACCTTTAGCTGACCGTCGTTACAGAAAGCCTTCGCTCTCTGGAATTTGTCCTGCATTCGGATGCAAACACCAGTCAATGGATGAACGCCGAACTCGGAGGAGCCATCGAAGTTTGCGAAGGGGTTATCGCAGCTCTCGCCTCCTGTGTAATCCGTGTTCTTGTTGGCAGTCATTGTTAGAATGGCATTTACTTCATCACGGCGGAACTGATCCCACCAGACTTTGTCGAATTGCATTACTTAGAATGGGGCTTCGTCATTGGTTGGCGCACTTGCAGCTTTGGGGGCAGATCCTGCACCGTCCACTGGGTTCACCGCTAAGGACAAGAAGTTAGTACCGCTCTTGGCTGTCTTCTTCCAGCCCTTGAGGTAGTACTCCTTACCCTCGACATTAATCTTCCCGCTGTAGTCAGGGTGATTTGGTTTTTCTTTACGGTCATTGACGAAGAATGTACCGGAGTTAGTGTTATCGTATTGTGACATAGTATTACTTTCGTTATTGGTTTTAGTTTAGTTATTATTGCTGACTCCCTTGTCCAGCTTTACAGCCTTCAAGGATGTGTCAGGAAATTTGATCTCTACCTCAAGGTAGTCAATCAGCGCATTCACCTTCTTGGATAGCATCTTGTTTCTTTCCTCTAGGTGAAGGTTATGTTGGCGAAGTTCTGCCAGGTCATCTTCGATACCAGCAAAGGTTTCATCGTAGTGCTTGTCTAGTACTTGGATAGTTGAGATAAGATCGAGTAGTTCGTGATGTAGGTTCATATTAGAATTGGGTTACTTGTTTACGTGGTGCGGATTTTCCGTGGTCATTAGTAGCGTCCGGATCCTTGGTGTCGTCAATAGCAAAGAGTCCATTCAGTGCATATTTTCTGGCATAGGATGAAGCGGAGCCAGTGATCTGGGCATCGTCCATACCTTTCTTGGTCTCAGCCTCACGAGCGAATCCACTTACACTGATAGCAAGATCATCTTCACACGACGTGGATGCCAGGGTAGCTGTAGCCTTTACATATACTCGACCACCTACCTCGACGATGTCATCGCTGATGGCTAGTGTACAAGTATACTGGGCTAACAATGGCTTTAGTGCAGTAAGGATATCCTCACAGGAGCGGTAGCGATACCCTCCGAATTTGTTGGTCTGTCCTTTCGGTGCTTTAAGCTCCGTCTGGATACCTTGTAGTTTCTGTTGTATGTTCATCTTATCTTTCTTGGTTTCTGTTTTACTCATATTTATTCTTGGTTAGTTTACGGAACAGCTCTTTGCGCTGCTTTTGATTTTTACAAGAAGCAAGATCATCATCACTTGCTCCTAGGTCTTTTAACTCTGTTACTTGTTCGGCGGCTGTCAAGCTATTTCCAAACTTTCTTGTAAGTTGTGTAAGTCCTACAGGATGAAGGACATCCAGTGTCTCTTGCTCCAAGTAGGCAGCCATTGCCTCCAAAGTATTTGGAAGATCTTCCTTCTGACCCTTGCACATCTTGAGATAAAAGTTCTCAACCTTACCAAGTAGACTGTTAGCCTGGCGTGATATTACACCTCGGACCATTCCGTTCTGGTGGTCGTGATCCAGTACCCAGTCATCTGTTTTGATATCTAGTATAGGGCAGGAGATTGGCTTGTTGCCCTCCCGGAACTCCTTGATTTGATTCTGTGATAGGTATGTCATAGGTATGTTGATTTGGTTATAATTAATCCAGAGGCAGTCCCAAGAGAAGCTCCGAGACAGTAAGTTAATCTAGTTTTCCACTCACCAAATGCAATTCTTTTTACGTTGAATGTCCACACTAGGCTGATAAGGAAGCCCACGATAACAGCACCTACAAACTTCTGATGTGCCACCTGCCAGGTGTTGATAACCACCAGCATCACCTGAAGATAGGCGTATATAAATGTTCTAATCATCTGCCCCAATCTCACAGGATTCTCCACAAGCAGATCCGGTATCTAGGAATACGTCGTAGTTAGGTTGGATAAAACCAAAGTCCAGTTGGTCAATGTCAACGTATGGCTCAAAGTTTTTCGTTCGTGCCATCTCAACAATATCTACTGCGCTGCGATGACCGCGAAAAAAAACTCTATGTTCATCTTCCCTGCCTTCTTGAGCATTCGTCGTGGGGTATTTTTCCTCCATTCGCGTAGCGAAATCAAAAATTGATGGATCGTCTTTTGCTAAAGTTAAAAGTTTTCTCATTGATTTTTTCCAGCACCAAACACAGTTGCCGTAGTGTTCACCCTTTAAATCTAAGTCAAACGGCCAAGACGAACATTCTCTCTTAACGTCCTCCTTCGTCCATCCAGCGTCAACCAATGGATATAGGTATTTTATTTTTAACCGATTCTCGCTGACACGATCTATCTCGTCGGCGCGAATACCAATTGCTGTCCAGTAATCCTTCTTGACCCAACCAAGATGGTCGCGCAAATAAGATCTAATCGGCTCAACTTTTAGATTCCTGGTACAATGGTTCAGACCTTGGTTAGGAATACCGTACTTAGCAATTACATCTTCAAACGGTTCACCGTTTCGCGTGGCTGTCTCAAGGCTCACTATCTTGTGGCGGACACCTTCGCCCTTTTTTGGATTAACTACAGCCTCGATCCAAGCAACATTCCACCCGAAGTGCTTGTCGCAATCATCTACAAACTTGAGGGTATTAGGATGTTCACTTCCAGTGTTAGCAAAGACGATAGCAATGTCGTGCGTGTCCTTGAACTTCTCTACGCAGAGCTTGGTCATTACTGCCGAGGTGCGTCCTCCGCTGAAGCTGATTGCCAGTTTTGGTTTTTCTATTTCGTTACTCATAGTGAATTAGTAGGCTGGCCGTTAAGGGCAGCGATTGCTTGCTTAAGTTGATTGTTTTCCTCCTGTAGCCGGAGGTTCTCATTGCGTAGGTAGATGAAATCCTCCTTTAAATCAAGGATGATATCAGTAAGTGATGGTTCATTTATGTTATCGGTCATATCTGTATTAATACTTGTCCCAAAAATGTTTATGTATTTAGTAAATGTAAGCGTATGGCTTCAACGTGTCGCTTGTGCCATCATTTCGTCGATGGATTCTCTGTCGCAGTCGCAGTACAGTAGAGCTGTGTCTGGTTCATAGATCTCACAGTTGTTATCAATCAGCCAGTCGAGCCGTTCCTTGTCTTTCATAAGCTCAGTCATCTGCTTGCCTTCAAGCCAT